ATCAGACTTAACTTTAGCTACTGCATCTTCCCAATTAGTAGTACCATTAACTTTATCCCAGTATTGCATATCAAGCTGTTCTTGAATTGAAGGATAAGCAGTTGCTCTTGTACTTAAAACAGTTTGTAATTCTTCTTTAGCTTGTGCTTCAGTTTCTAAAGCATCTAATTGTTCTTGAGTTGGTTTAGCAATAGATAAATTCCATTCCTTAATGTAAGCACCTTTACCATTGCTATCGTCTTGAATTTTTACATCAGAATTAAAATCTACTTCTGAACCTACATATAATTTTATTTTAGTTGAAAGTTGTGTCATAATTAATCTCCTATCCTGTATGCACTAAAGTATGTATAGCCGTCAATATTTGCTGATGTAGAGTAAAACGTTGGTGTTCCTGATGTGTTATTTACTTGTCCAAAAAGTTCGAAATAATCTGAAGTTCCATTTGCAGAAGCAATAAAGGAAGTAGTTTTAGTGTTAAATCTTCCTGTATATGTATTTCTTGCATCAAGTCTTGATGCAGATAATAAATCTGCTCCATTTTTATAAATATAAATATTTGCTTGTTGTAAATTATTTGCAGTAACACCACTATCAAACCAGATTTGACCATAAAAACAATATTTACCAGCAACAGTAGGTGTAAAACGATAATTAGTTGTGTGGTCAAAACAATTATCTGTATCAAAATATTCTTCGTTTAAAGTTACTTTTGTGACAGCATTATCTGTAACAGTTTGTGAGCCTTCTAACCTTGCACTAAAAGCTGGATAGTTTTGACCAGATATACCACTAGGTAACTCTGTTACATCTAATAAAGAATTATTATTTAAGTTTATTATTGCCATATTATACTCCTTAACACATTAGTGAGCATGGAACGATAAACGAACCATCTTCATAAGTTTCTATAATTGTTGTTGATAATACTTTTGCAAAACTGCTAGATTTAACATTGTCATCAGTTTGTACTTTTGCAGTTCCATCTCCATTTGATTGAAGTAAATCTCCTTTAGCGATTGTTTCATTAGCTTTTATTCTAACTACAAATGAACCAACTGATGCTACATAAAAATCATTGTAACCTTCACCATCTTCATCGTAAGTCATAAATACACCATACACATTCTTAGCATCTACAGTATCTGATACTTTTGATTTAACGTGTTTAATATCTGTTTCTTTTACGATTGTGGCTTGAACATCTGTTCCTTCATAACTATGAGCAACAGTATCTCCAACAGATTGACCATCTTGTAATATGTGAGGAACTCTTTGAGTTGATGTGTTTCCTTCTTCGTCAGTTACATCAAACTCTAAATTATACCAATCACACATCTCATCTAAAGTTTCTAAAACTGTTCCTTTTAAAATTGTAGGTTTAGAATTATCTATAAATCTTGACCAGTGAGTTCCTGTAAAACCATTATAAGATACTGTTGAGCCAGATATACTAATTGAACCTTCGTTATTTCCAGCACTATAAAATTGTATTAAACCACCATCTGCTGTTCTATTTACAAACATAGGTGATGCAGCTGATGAAATAAAAAACTGTTCAGTATTTCCACCTCTTAACGATATTGCTTGTGTATTATTTCCTAGACCTGGTTGAACTTCTGTTAATGTATCTCCTATAGTTAAATCTCCAGTAGAATTTAGTCTCATATGAGAATCAGCATTTGTAACAAAATTCATATAATTATCACCATGGGAATAAAGTATTGAACCAACATTTACATCACTATCATCTCCAAATTCTATTAAACTAGAACTAGAAGTTCCACCACTAATCAATCTTAATCTAGAAATACCAGTTCCAGTATTTAATACTCTTAAATCAGTCGATGATGCACTACCTTGTATATCTAATTCATAAGTTGGAGAAGTCGTACCAATACCAACTCTACCAGAACTGTCGATACGCATACGTTCTGCTGCATTAACTGTTGTACGTAAACTATTATCAGAATGATTATATTGTATTATTCCAATATTATTATCGGCACTATCTCCAAAACTAAGATGTGCATTTCCTCCACTACCTGTAAGAATATTTAATCCACCACTACCACTACTTTCTATAACTAATTCGTCTGCTATTGAGTGTGCTGCACTTGAACCACTATCTCCTGTTTTAACATGAAGTTTTCCTAAAGGAGAAGTTTCTCCAATTCCAACTTGTTCTGAACTATCAATAGTTATAGCTGTACTTGTAGCATTGTCATCTATACCTGTAGAACTGAATGTTGTTAGAGGATAAGATAATTTAGCACTTGTTACTGTACCATCTGCTGGAATAGTAATTAATCCTGTTCCATAATGTAAAAAGAAATCGCAAGTAGATGTGCTTGGTATAGCAACACCAAAGTCTATTGTTGAACTTGATACTGTAAAGTTTGTAGCTTGAACAACACCATCAATAGAAATTAATAATGATTGTGCAGAGTTAGGTGTAAATGCTACTGAACTTTTTGTAATAGAGTAAGAACTAGAACCATCAAAGGTAATATTATCTAGTACCTCTATGTTTGATATTTTATCTGTGCCTCTGCCGATATAAGACATTACTCTCCACCCCCATTATCTATTACTGTTCCACCCTCTGCTATCCATGTCAGAATTGCTTGGTAATCTATGTTTGCTTCATTAATAGGAACATTTTTAAATTTATTATTTTCTAACTCTAATTTGATATGTGTTTTAGTAACACCTTCTATATCGTATAAATATTTTGCACTAATAAAATCCATTATAATTCTGCCTCAGCTAAAACATCATAAATACTCCAAGCAAAATCAGATCCATCATAAAGTTGTAAATTACTTGGAGTAGAATAATCAGTATCCACAGCACCTCCCCCTGCCGTTGCATAAGTTATAGAAGGTTGAGTTCTCATTTGTGTTGGATAAAATATGGTTACAAGTGACGCACTAGTTCCGTATCTAGCAGATAGTATGTAATTACCAACAACAAGACCAGCACCATAATTTGCCCAAGCATAACAATACCTCTGGCATCTCTGTAAATTCACATCATATGGTAAAAACTCAAAATCAGATGCTGATGTTCCAGCTTCTAATTGTATGCCTGTGATGTATAATTCATTGTTAGCTGTGGCACTCCAATCAACTTGACCTACTACTCTATTAGCAGTTGTTGTAGTTCCCCATGATGTTTGTAAAGTACCAGATTGATAACCTGAACCTGCTGAAAACCAAAAAGTTAAATCCATACTTCTAGCATTATCATTATCAAAAGCACCAGTAGTATCTCCAGCAAAAGTTATAGTTTTCTTTTCCCAAGTATCTGCGGTATTTACAGTATATGATTTTGAAATTGTTCTATCGTTATCTTTATCAAAAAGTTCAGCAATATAAGTTCCTGTTAAAGATGATTTAAACCAAAAAGATAAAGTTAAACTTTCCGCATTGGTAGTTCCTTTTTTTAAATATTGTAAATGTTGACCTTCAATTTTATAATTTAAACCAACTCCACCTAGAGAATCTAAACTTGTATCAGCAGTATCAACTAAATATTTTAAAGAATTTGTAAAACCTTGACCAGTTGGAACATCAGTTGATTGTGATGCGTCAATAACAAAAGTTTCACTGCCACTCTCTAAAAAATTAAATCTATCTACTGTATAAGTGCTGTTATCACTATTAGTCAATCCAGCGAAAGAAGTCCCTCTTTGAGCAATACTCATATCACCATTGATGATGATGTTTCTGAATGGTGCGTCTGTATAAGAAGTTTTAGCAGTTGTTACAGAGTTGTCGGCTAATTTAGAAGTAGTAATTACACCATCTGTAATATCGTCAGTTTCTAATACTGCATCTGCTGGTTTTGAACCTATATAAGCCATTAGGATACATCTGTTAAAAGTTGTAAATGAACGTCAGCATTACCAGAAGCATCATCTGATTGTGCTTGAATTTTGTCAGAAGTTTGTAAAACTATTTTAGGTAGTTCTAATGATGAACCTGTTGGTAAAGGAACATTCTCAAATATAAATTTTCCAGCAGTTGCAGAATCGTCATATTTTTTTAATGAAACATTTATTGAAGTAGTTGTTGTATTTGAAATTGTACCAGCAATAACTAAAGATTTATTGGTTGCAGTAAATACATCTGTAAGAGTTGCGTCTGTTAAACTTATTTGTGCGTCTGAAAAATTGTTAGCCATAATTTATCCTTTTACCCTAAAGCGATTGCAAATGGAATAGCACTTGGGTCAGTTTCTGTAATAGATACTCCACTAGGTAGTGTTATTGCATTGGTTGATGTGTTAATTGAAAATAGTTCTAAATCGTCTGTTCCGTCAAATAATTTCATAGCGATAGTATTAGTTGCAGAATTATCTAGCCATATAGTTCCAGCTACAGCAGAACTTGGTCTTGATGAACCAATGTGCTGTGTATTTAAAGCATTAATACTTTCATTTAGATCAGTTCTAAATTGAGCAAATGTTACGTTGTCTAAAGTTATTTGTGATACTTGTGCCATATTAAATAATTACTTGTCCTACTCCTTGTACTATATAATCAAAACTTCTGTCAATACTTGTAGCAGAACTATTAAAAAATTCAATAGTAAAGCCTGTTGTAGATTTAGAAGTTATTGTGTAATAATCTCCATTACCCATAGATTGAGCAGAGATACCTATTGCTGGATTTAATTTAAAACCAAAATCAAATGTAATTGCTTTGCCTCCTGTACCAGAACTAATATCATTACCACTTTCGTTTCTTTTTGATAAACTTGCAGTTACTGTTAATTCTTCAATTAATGATCTAGCTTTTAAATTATCAGATGTGAATAAAACTCTGAATTTAAAATATCGACCTATATGCTCTCCAATAGTAAATGGTTTAAATGCTGAATAAGTTACATTATCATCACTTGTTGAAATTTCTAATATAGTATGTGCGTCCCCTGATGAAGTTCCATCAAAAGGGTTTGGTCGTCCATCATCAAATAAAGTAGTTGCTGTTGGTCGTCCATTATCAAAGACTTCTGATACATCTTCAATAAATTGTATAACAGATGCTGTAAATTGTCCTTTAAATTTAGCACCTAAATCTATTGTATTTGAAAATTCATAAGTTCCTGTTGCTGGAACTCTAGTTGCAGTATCTCCTACTGTGCCTGTTGCAGTTAATCCAATATAATTAGTTCCATCTCTAGTAATTAATTCAACACCAGATTTAGTTCCTGTAAATCCTGTGTGTTCGTTAATTGTAGTTTGGTTAACAAAATTTACTGATGCAATATTAGTGGTTACAATAGTTTCATTAGATGATTGGTTTCCTAATTTATCCTGTGCTTTAATAAGGTATGAGCCTGTAAGTAGAGGTAGAGTCAAACTTGTAGCTGGTCGTCCAATTCTATCAACTAAGTCAATAGAGTTTTGCCATGTTGGATTTACTAAATCTGTACTAAATTTTAAAACATAATAATCAAGATCAAGATCAGGTATAGCACTCCAACTTAATAAAGCCTGATCTCCTAATACATTGATTGCAAAGTTTTCTACATCTTGTGGAACTGCTGTTTGACCTATGATCTGTCTTTGTGAAGTTACAAATGTAGATTTAACTCCGAGTGCATTTATTCCACGAACTCTAACTGTATATGTGGCATTATCAATTACGTTCAATACTTGATGTCTTAATGCAATACCACGTCCTACAACTTTAAAATCATCTACAACTGCTGTACCATTTCTATCAGTATCTTGTCTTAATTCTACTTCGTATTGATCTATAAATAAGTCTGTTGATGCACCAATTAAAACACTTAAACGAGTAATAACTGTTCCATCATTATATTCAACAAGATCGTCAGTTAATGTAACACTTGCTGGTGGTTGAATACTAAATGGATTAGGAAGATTAGTTGTTGGAGTTGTTGGTGCTTGTGTCTTAGTAGCCCATGTGTAATGACTATCTTGATGCTCTATTAAACTTAATCCAATACTGTAATCTTCATTAAAAGATATTCCAAGAACCCTAAAAGGTTTTGCAGAAAATCCTAATGAACTATGTGTGATATTTACAATTTCTCCAATAGATAAATCATAAGCATTAAAATCACAGTTAATTTCTAAAGCAATCGATTCTCTTGATCTTCTTAAAATAATTTCTGCCATTTCTTCAGCTTGATATAAAGATGTTAATGCTGGAAATTCAAATTTACCTTCAAGCAATACTCCACCATCTAGTGCTTTCATGGTTGCGTGTTGATCTTCACTTGGTAATCCTGAATCATCTATAGGTGGAAAGATAGCCTCATCTATTTGATAAGATTTATCAGGATTTATAAAACTAACAATTACTTTGTTATACTTATTATTTTTATCTGAACCAACTAAGTTATATCCACCAATAATATTATCTTCCGTTAAAGTAATAGATGCTGTTCCTGTTGTTTCAATAATTAATTGATACTTTCCTTGTGTGTAAGGAATATAGCCTCTGCAACCTTTTATCAATTCTCTTAAATTATCAATTACTTTTCTTCCTGTGTCTAGTACATAATTAGTATCAAATATATTAATATTACTACCACCTGAATATGGAGTTACTTGTGTTACACAAATTTGTGAAGCATCATAAAAACTTTGTAATTCAATATTAGATATTGATAATCCTTTTCCATATCTTTCATTTGTTAAGTAATCTAAAATACACCATGCTGGATTAGTAGAATATGCTGCAGTTTGTGCTACTAAACTAGAGTTATAAGAAACAACTTTTTTACCTTTTATCCTTGCTTGTACTTTTGGAATAGAACTAAATATATCTTGATTCCATTTAAACCTTAAAGCTAAATAACAAACACCTCTTAATCTATGATTAGAACCCCAACCAGATGCTGGGTCTAAAACACTTGATACAGTTTGACTATCAGTTCCAAAAAATGATTGAACTCTTATATGTGATGTAGAATCTTTATAAAAATTACTATCTCCACTACCTACATCTCTAACAGTTCCATTAGTTAAACTTCCTGTCCATGTAACAGGCTTATCATCTACTAATATTTGTTCTATCGAGTTAATTTCGCCCTCTGCTAAAACGATTGCCATATATAAATACTGATTTGTACTACCAGAAGTTTCTAAAAATATTCTTGTTCCACCTAATAATCTTTCTCCATAAACAACAGGAATTGAAGCAATGTTTGATTGTTTATTTAATAAAATACCTTGTTCATAAGAATCCATTGCACTTTCGCCAAAATTACCACCACTATCAAATGTTGGAAAAGATGGTGTTAGCCAAGATAAAGGTGCAGTTACAACTTTTGCAACTGTTTTAACAACTTTTTTAACAAATTTAGTTGCTGATTTGAATACTTTCTTTACTGGTTTAAAAGGATTAAAACCACCCATTATAACCAACCTTTTTTTGTAGTTCTAGTAACAACTCGAACAATTTTATTATCTTTAATTCTTAACCAATTAATTTGTTTTCCTATTCCAAATTTTTTAGTTAAAAATGATTTAGTCCATTTCATTATTTTATTAAGATTTGATTTACATATTGTTTCTATATGCCAAAGATGATTGCCAGAATTCCAATCTTCATTTTCTATAATTCCTGTATGTTTAAATTTCTTGTGTGCATTATCAGATAACAAAGCCCAATTTGTAAAACCTATTAATTCATTATTATAATAATGTTTTTGATATTGGTTTAAATTAATACTTGGTAAAAGATAAGATGCTAGATCATCATCTACACAAACATTAAATTTAGAGTAATTTCTATATAGTGAAATAATATCTTGCATTATTTTCTACCCCATTTAATATCTTTTACCACTTCTGATGCAAATGCAAAACCAACATCTGTACTAAAGAATCTTTGTTGAGATGTATTGTTTGTTTTTCTTCCTGATCTTTTATCAAAGTCTGCCCAATGTGATACAACTTTTAAATTAACAAAACTTGTATTTTTATTTTCATTTATTTCAAAACCATCAATAGTTCCTTTATAAAGTAATATAGGGTCTGCAATAAGACCATTAGAATTATCTAATAATCCTCTATAAATAGTTACATCATCATTAACTACATTTTCATTTAGAACTACAGATATAAAGGATTGTTCTGCACCAGATAAAGTTAAATTAAGTGTGGCTTTTGTAATATCTGTTTTTTCTTCAAAATTAGATACACCTAAAATAAAGTCACTTGCATCATAAGTAACAGATGAGCCAGATACAGATGATGTTAAAGGAAAAGAGCAATCAGTTATATTAACTGTAGAATTAAATCCTATAGTAATAAGATGTACAGGGTTAATATCATTTGTTGCTAATTGATTCTTTACTGCTGTTGTCAGGCTTCTCGTCATATTTCTCGTAATTAGTTTGGGTTACACTTTCTGTACCTTTTAACATAGTATATTCAAATTTACTATTAGGTTTCTTGTATTCTTTAAGATCATTCTTTTGGGTATCTATTTCATCTTCATTAACAATAATTTCAGCAATAAAATCGGCAGTTATCCTGTGGATTATTTTATACTTCTTCATTAAAGTGCTTCTTCAACATCAATTTCAAATTGATATAAAGCATTACCATCTTTGTCTGCACCTATTACTCCAAACTCTTGTATATCGTTTTTTAAAAAAACAGTAAAATCTACATTGTCATAAATAATAACAGTATTATCAGCAACATTAGAAATTAAAGGTGGCTCAAATGTAACAGTTGATACAGCACCTGAACCATCTGTATTTACATTTTCTACTATCATATAAACTTTACTTTGACCTGTGAATCTAAAATAATCTCCAGCTTTTAAAAAACCATTAACAGAATTTACAGAAGCATCATTTAAAGTAAATGTTGTAGCACCAGCTGTAATAGCACCATCAACAGTTAAAACCTCATTAGCAGAACCTCTAGCATCTTCTATTTCTGGTGGAACGATTGTAAAGTTTTCTTTGCTTGATCTTTGTTTCATAATAAAAGCCATAAGTTCTCCATAAACATCTGATCTTTTTGCAGCTATTATTTGTGCAGTAAATCCAAATCTTTGATTATCAATTTGTCTTGATAGTTTCTTACCACTATCAGTTATACTAATAATAGTATTTTGTGTGCTTTTTATTCCTAATGTAGAAAACTTAGCAGTTGATATTGGAAATACACCTGACATTAAATTACACTACCTCTACCTTGTTCATTTACAGCTTGATTAATTAATGCTGATATAGTTCCTCTTGATCTAAATAATAAATCTTCAAAGCCACTTGCATCTACTGTATTAATATTAAAATTAACTGTTGCACCACTTCCACCACCTGTGCCTCTTGCTGATTGTGTTATTTGTCCTGTTTGGTTAGGTACAAATAATTCTGGTCCGTTTTCTCCAACTAATATTGGGTTACCTTTAGATACTGCACCACCTTTTGCAAATCCTAAAAATCCACCAAAAAAACTTAATAATGAACCTCCTATACCACCACCACCACCACTTAAAGATGCTTGTTTTTGTTTTTCTCTTGTAATTAGTTTTTCAATAGCAAGTTCAACACCTTTTCTTGCAACAACTTCAATTAATGAACTTATTATATTTGCTAAAACTTGTTGTGCCATATTTCTTAATGTATCAGATAATTTTTCTCCAAATACAAATGCTTTTGCAAGTCCTTGCGACATTGTAGTAATTCCATTGTTAATTCCCTCTGATATTGTTCCTTTAATATTTTTAAATTTACTTTCTACATTTTTTAATGATTTTTCGTTTAGATTTCTTATTTTATCTGTCAAAGTTTCAAATTCTTGTTGTTGATTTCTAATTAGCCCTAATTCTCTTGCAGTAAGTTCTACTATTTTTTCTTTTTCTTTTGTAGAATCTACTAAAACTTTATATTCATCTCTTGCGATTGGTAAGAATCCTGCTCTTAAATTTTTTGTTTCTTCAAGCAATTTAAGTTGATCTTCTAATTTCTTCTTTTCTTCTTCAAGAGTTTTTAATAGATCGTTGTTAATGCCTAATTCTTCTTTAGTTAATGTTACTTTATTCCCAGCAATTGTAACAGTTTCATTTTGAATTTTTGAAAAATCTTTTATTTGTTGATTTACTAAATCTAATTGTGATTGTACTGATTTAATATTATTAACATCAAAAATTCCTAATCCCTCTTTTGTTTTAGTAATAAATTTATCTATTTGATTTATTAACAAACTCACTCCAGCTAAAGCAGCAGCACCTTTTTTACCAAATAAAAATGCCCCAATTATACCAACTTCCCTTGCAAACTCTGGCAAAGCCATAAATCCATCAAATATACTTTTTAAACCACTACCTATTTTTTGAATTGTTGGTATTAAATCTTTACCTATTTTAACAACATTAACCATTCCTTGTGCTAAATTTTTACCAACAGATTTTGCTATTCTATCTATATCCGTTGCATTATTTTGTAAGAATTTATCTAAATCTCCAAATTGATTTTTAAGTTCTTCAAAAAATCCAGCTTCTAATAATACTTTCTTAAAATTAAATACTTTATCTCCGATCATTGATAAAGTTCCTGTAAATGTATTTGCTAATTCATCTGTAGCTTTTCCAAATCTACCACCTTTGCCAAATGTTTTTTCAAATGCTGCTACTGTTTCTTCAATAGAAACTGTTGCACCAGCTTTGAAGCCAAGCATATTTCTAACACCTTTTTCTCTAAATAAATCTGCTGCACCTATACCAGCACTAAATGATCTTTGTATTTGCTCTCCAGCTGTTCTAAAATCTAATCCTGTAACTGCTGCAACATTACCTGTTATTTCTAACATTTCTTGTAAGTCATCAGCATTATCTGTTACTGTTGCAAGAATACCAGCACCAGCTTGTATTTCCTCTAGTGAAAAAGGAACTTTAGATGCAAACTTGGTCATATTATCAAATGCCTTTGCACCTTCATTAGTATCTTTTAATAAGAATTTTAATCTAACTCTTAGATTCTCTAATTGTTTTCCTGTATTAACTAAATTTCTAACTACTAATCCAGCACCAAGACCTAGAAAAGCAGTTCTAAGATTAAAGACAGAATTTTTTAATCTACCTAAAGATTTTTGAACACCTGTTAAAGCCTGTTTAGATTTATCTCGTGCTACTATGTCTATATTTAATCTTTGATTTGCCATTACTTAAATTTCCTTGCTTCTGATAACGATTGTTTTGTTTTATACTGTTCTTGTTCTTTTTTCAAGTAAGCTAACCAAAGATTATAATGGCTAACAGGCATATCAAGAACTTGTTGGATTGTGAGATGTAATCGTTCTGCTATTACTAAAAGCGACCTGACATCAGGGTCGCTATCTACTTTTTTTCTGCGTCCTCGTAATTAGTATCTAAAAGTATTTGATTGGCAATATTAGATATAACATTAGAGTCTGCTTTTTTTCTTAAAGCAAATTTATCTTCTGGACTAAAGGCTTTAATCATTTCGCCTTTGTCATTTTTGACTTGCAACTTCATTATAAGTAAATCAACAAGAACAGTTAAGTCTTGAAAATTACTAGATTTCTTAAAGATAATGTTTTTTTCTTCAAGGGTTAATGGCTCTGAATAGAATACACTAGCATTTCCATGCTCGTCTTTCCATTGTTCTACTTCAATAGTAGTAGTTTTAAGAGTTTCAAAATGAGTTTTTACTCTATCAATAACTGACATAAATTAGATTTATACAGTTCCTACAGTTAAAGCACCTGTGCCTTGAAAAGTTACAGTTCTTGAAACGATTGCGTCCATTGAGTTATTGATACTCATACCTGTTACAATACCTGTTCCTGTGTAACTTGCATCTCCAGCAGTATTACCTTCTGGTAATAAAACAAATGAGATAGAAGCACCAGCAAGTAAAGTTTCTTGTTGTGCGTCAGATTCGTCAAAGTGCATTTCTAAAGTTCCAGAGAATGAAGTTCTACCTGTTACAAATGATTTAGTTCCATCTGATAAAGCAGTATCTTCTACAACATCTCCTGTAGTTTCAAGTGTAAAGCCAGTTAGTTCCCCAACTGCTGTTCCACCTACTGTTACAACTCCTTCTTTTCCGTGATGTGTTGCCATGTCTTTTTGTCCTTGTTAGATTTAGTTTGTTTAGTTTCTTGCTCTTGCTTATAGCCAAGTT